GAGATCGAGGATAGAAGACAGGAACTGCGGATTTGTAGCAGCTAGCCTAGTGATAACGACGTTTCCCGAGGCTTTTGGGGAAATATTGATATTGATATTGACATCAGTGCCATCGGCCGACAACGTGTTGCCGGTGAGCGTGACCCCAGCAGCCGTAGCACTTGTCGTAAAAGTTGCCGAATCAATCGCCGTGATACCGGAGAACGACCCGCTGAACGTCACGCCCGAGATAGCGCCGCCTGTAATCGTGACGCTGTTGGAATTTTGTGTGGCAATCGTACCGAGGCCAAGCGCCGTGCGTGCGTTACTGGCGCTCCCAAACGCGATGCTGGAGCCAAGGGTGAGGTTGCCGGTCAGAGCTTGGATGGTGTTTCCATCCAACTGAATGTTGTCCACCGACACCGACTGCGTACCGACCTTTAGCGCCGTAGCGACGCCCGTGCCGCTGTAGACGACTTTCTCAGCCGCCTCGGGACCACCGTCAAGATGCAACAGTTGGTCGTAGGTACTGGCAATAGTCTGCCCAGTCAGATTCGTCGGCATTCAAGTCTCCTAGAAACAGGGGGCCGAAGCCCCCTGCCGTTACACCGCTGCGCTAAACGGCGTAGCTTCAACACCCGTAGCGACGATGTTGCCATGAATCGCGTAGAGGTTTGCTGCCACATCGATCAACGTCAGAATCCCGCCAGCCAGACCACCGGTCGTGCTGCCGTTCATCGTGATCGTATCACTCGCTGCCACCGTGCTGAACTCAGTACCAGTCCCAGCCGCCTGATCGGTCACAAACAACGAGCCAGACATAACGTCCGTGTTGTCCGCAACCTGAATCTTGTAGCTATTGCTGGTAACGAGCGTCTTCACAGTGAAGCGAAACGTCGCGCCAGACCCCGTTGCCGCAGGCAACGTCGCCGTCACACCAGCCGCACGGTCGAAGACAATAACCTTGCCATCGTGCGCAGCAGCGGTGACTGCCAAAGTTGCGGCATCGGCTGTGACCAGACGCGACGACGTATCGGCCACGTTGTTGATCTCAGCCGCCGTCGCGGTCAGACTAACGCCCCCAATCTGCGGCGTCCCAGTAAGGTTCAGGTTGTAAGCCGTTCCCCCATTGAGCGTCGGATTGTCTTGGGCTATGCCGGTATAGACACCCATGATGATCCCCTTTCAGAGACAGGGGCCGAAGCCCCTATCAAGTTACGCCACGTAGTTCGCCTTGACGTTTGCCACGATGGCGAACACGTTCACCACGCAGTCCGTCGGCGCCGCCGTGTTGAGCAGGAGGTCAATGGTATCCGCAGAGCCGTAGACGACTGGATTGGCGAGGTTGGCAATGCCATAGGCCAGAGCGTTGTTGGCAAGCGCATTGGTGTACAGGTTGGTCGTACCGCCAGTCGTACCAAGACTGAAAGTCCCGGTCGTGTTGGTCGATTCGACTTTGGTGACCTGACAACCTGCGGATAGAACCACAGAGCCAGCCGGGAGCTTCACGATCTCCATCGAATCACTAGCAGCCAGAGCAGTCGCGCCAGCAGCAGCGCGAGCCGCAATGATTGCGGCGAAGTCGAGTTTGACCTCGAACTTCGAGATGGAGGTGACTTCAGCCGGAAATGCAGCCGTGCCTTGGTTGAAGCCAAGAGAGTCGGTGAAAGCAGTCATTTCAGTTTCCTTTCAAATGTGAGTGTGACCGATCAGAACTGAACGACGGCTTGCGCCAGAGCTTCGCCCTTCACAACCTTGTAGCCGTAGACCTGAAGGCCACGGATGATGTTGCCGAAGGTGCTCTCGCTGCGGATGGTTTCCATGTTGGTCATCTGCGAAGCGAAAGTGAAGCCGTACTTGTGTCCAGCGATGATGCTGTACTTACCAGAGGTCTTGTACAGGTTGTGACTCACGTACACGGTGAAACGATCAATCATACCCAGACGACCGTTACGAACAATCGACATGCTGTCGCCGGTCAGGGCAGCGTCCTTCAGTTCCGACTTCTTGATCAGACCAGCCATCTTGGCAGGGATGACCACAAAGCGGTTGTCTTCGGGAGCGTTGGCCTCGTCCAGCACAGTGCCCAGATCGACGAGCAGGTCAACCACCGGAGTGGTGGCACCAGCGCCATCCTTGGTCACAGTCAAAGGCGAAGCGTTCGTACCCAGATTGAACGACGCAGAGATGGCACCAGCGGCGGCACCCTTGTTGGCCGCAGCAATACCGGGCAGGATGTCGGTGAGCACGCGCTGATCGATCTTGATCTTCATACGCTCAGAGGCGTCCTTCGACCAAGTATCCATCAGGTTGATGTCCGACTGAACCTTGTCCACATCGTCCTCGACGCACGCGAAGTACTCGCCCTTGTCGATGACAAGCTGGAGCTTGGGCTTGTCGGGATTCTCAACGGTCAGGGTTTGGCCCTTCACGTAGTCACGGATCGTGATTTCCGGCGTGGTGCGGATGTTCACGGTGTCGCCATACTGGCGAATCTCGCCCTCATAGTCGGTGTTCGAGATCGCTGCGAGCACGGTGGCATCGTAGAAGTTCTCGATCAGTTTGCCCGACCAGATTTCGGGGATGAAGTTACCCGAATAATTCGGGCGTCCGGGGGAGACTGGGAAAGACATGATAAAACTCCTCTAATCAAGCATTCACTTGGATGCGATTCTCTCGCTGTGCAGCGAAGATGTCGCGTTCGATACGGTCCCGCTCCTGCTCTCGGCCTTTGTACTTCCCCGACCGGACATCATTGAAGAACTTCTGGATGTCTTGCGGGGTGTATACCTTGCCTTGTTTGGCGGTCGCAGGCGTTCCGGTGCTACGTGAGCGACCGGGGGAAACCTGCTTCTCCAACTCAGAGGTTGGTGCGGCACCAGTGGATTGAGCAACGGTGGCTTGTCCAGTGGACTCCAGCCAAGCACGGAAGAAATTGGCAACACGTCCTGCGTCTAGCGCACGTTGAGCATCATCAAGGTAGGTCTGGCGCGTAATACCCGTGAGAGGGTCGGCTTGCAACAACCACGACTGGAACGCCGTGTTGTCGTTGATCTGACGGAAGTTGGGGACCGCCGTAGACAGATCGGACCAGAACTGCTGCTCTGCGCTTTGTTGTTGGCGATGAGCGACCGCTTGAACCTGCGGAACTACGCTCGTCTGCATCTGACGCAAGGTCTGCTCAATCTGAGCGAGGCGCTGTGCAACGGGAACAAGTTCCTCGCGGGACACTTTGCGCATCACGTCAAGCGACTCCCCATACTCCTCAACATCTCGCTCGGTGACAAGTTTGTCAGCGACTTGAGGAGTAGCAGGTGTAGCTTGTTGAGCAGAAATGGAAGCCAGCAACTGCTCCATCTGCTGCACACGCTGGGACATTTCGCGGTTCTGCTGGTGCAGACGCGGAACTTCAGCGTTATACATGCCTTGGAGAGTGCGCCACTTCTGAGCATACGTCTCAGAGTTGGGGTCTTCCGATACATTGTCATCGCCCGTCCTCGGCTCATCAGTGGGCGACGGAGCAGGATTGGTCGCAACAGGTGCGCTGTCGGCAGGTGGTGTACCAGTGGAAGCCTCAACGGACGAAGCACCGCCATTGGCTGCGCCCTCTGCGGGGGTGCCTGCGCTGGTGTCCGGGTTGAGTTGCTTGTACAACTCCTGAACTGCCTCAGTCTGTTTACGAATCTGCTCTGGAAGGGCCATGTTGAACGCTCCTATCGGTGTGCGTGATTAGACGGCGAGTTTCGTCATAACTTTGCCGCCAAAGCAGGGGCTTCTTCAGCGAGACTGGCAATCTCGCCCAACACCTGACAGCGCCCCTGAAAGACTGCTGGGTGTTCTACCGCGCTTGGAAGTCGCTTCAACTCTCGCAACTCCCAATCCTTCAGCCACGCCAAAACTTCCGGGTGCTGACGGACAAAGAACGCGAGCGCCTTCACGACTTGAGGTTCGGGCTTGATCATGCAGCCATCCCCCCGGCACGGCTTACTACCGTGTTAGCCGCCATCCCACCTTTGGGAGAACCATCAGGCTGTTGAGGCGTACCGCCTTCGGGCTGCTGTGCCTGCTGCTGTGCAGCAACAGCGTTCGCCCTCGCGGTAATGCGACTCGTGTAGCCCTCTTTCTCCCGAGATGGGACAACTTCTTCCACAGGCATCTGCAACCCTTTCGCCACTTCACGGATGATAGAGGCGCGTCCTTCCTTCCCGAGAATCTCAAGATCAATCGGGTTGGCGGTTGCGTTGAGGAACTCGATGCGACGGATGTTGACGGTTTCCTTGACCGCGAGATTGATCGCGCCCTTGGCAACCACTTCAACATCGCCCTTGATAGACTCATCCTCATCGTAGCGCATGTTGTAGACAAACTGACGCATCACGATGGGTTTGACCACATCACTGTCGATGTGCATCACAACTTGGCGAATCCCTTTGCCAGCCGCGCCCATCAGCATAGATAGGCCGGAGGACGTGCGGCCAGCGCCTTGCACGTTGAGATCACCGTAGACGTAGGCCGGAATCCCCGAGTGATCGTCAGCCAACCGGCTGAACTTCTCATAGACCGCCATGAGTTCAGAAGCACGTGAGTCGGGCTGCGTGAAACGGATCGCAGGCGCACTCGACCCCACAGGATCGTTGATAGTCTGCCAAATCTTCCACGGTGCCAACTGCGTGATGTCTTCGTTGGGGGGTAGACGCTCGACGTTGACCTCGACTTGCGGCCCCGAGGAGATACCCATGTTGTTGACCAGCGCACGAGCAGCGGCATTGCACACACCCTGCAAGTCTTCGATGATCTCAGGGATGCCCTTACCCCAGAACGCACCGGGGCACTTGATGAACGAGGTCTTGCAGTACGGCTTCTCGCCAAGGGGGTCGTAGTTCAGGATCGCCTTGATGACGATGTTGCCCACCGCCCAGACGTTGGCATCGTACTCACGGGCTTCGTCGGGTACATCTTCCTCAGACAGCCCCCACTCGCGCAGCATCTTGCCGCTGACTTTACCCCAGAACTCCAGCGCATCGAACTCAGTCGTAGGCCGCATGTACGAGTAGTACTTGCGCTCCTCCTCGTTCTTCTGAAGTTCCACATCCTCATTCATCCACGACTGACCGTTGCCGATCTCCAGCACCTGTCGAATCGCGTCATCGTCGTAGCCCGGTACCCCGATCAGATCAGCAAGCTGCATCCGGCTCAGGGGGTGGTACTCGAACAGGTAGCCCTCGTGGATGGTGCTGATCCCCGGCTCGGGGTAGATGTAGAACGGATCAACCCGCTCATACTCCGGCCCAAGGCGCTCAATCGGCTCCACAACTGTCCGACCGGTCGCATCGATCTTCCACCCCAACGCCCGCTGCCGACGCACGACCGGCCCTTTGATGAAGGCACAGGGGAATGTCACGAGGTCGGTAACGAAATCGTTGAACGAATCACCCCAGCCGCCTTGCGCGAACTGGTCCTGAATCTTGAGTTTCATCTTGTCGGCCCGAAGCTGGGCCTCCCGCAGCAGACCGAAACGGTAGTCCTGCGACACCATCTCGCGCAACTCCCGCATCTCCTCGATGTTGGGAGCCTTGCCGTACTCCTCAACAAGTTTCAGAACCCGTTCCGCAAACATGGCCTGCACTTCACGGGCCTGCGCCGGGTTGAGATCGGGGATGGGGGTCGCCTGCAAGTCCCACGGAGGAGCACCACTGTCAAGCAGAATGTCGCGCAGCCATGATTCGGCAGCACGGCACTTGACCTCCGTGATCATCATGTAAACCTCGGAGCCGCCCTGCGCCCGGATTTGGCGCAGCTTGTCAGCTTCGTACTCGCCGTTGCGCTGCCGTAAGGCTTGGAGCATCTTCTGCTCGATGGGGCGCTTCGCCATCTGCGCCGCATCCCAACACTCACGCAAATACCCAACCAGCCCGATGATGACAGGCTGATTCTGACGCTCCTGCACGGCACGTTCTGCGGCTTCCTTCTCTTGCCGCGCCAACTCCGAGTTGCTCACAACCCGCAGGAATGTCAGACCAGCCATTTACTTGTCCCAGTACGAGCAGGTGTTGGTCGAGTACATCGTAAACGGTTTGGTTGCCATGCCGACTCCTTTGGGCGGGTTCTACCAACAAGTATACCCACTGTCAAGGAAAAAGAAAGCCCCGGAGATCGCTCGCCGGGGCCAATCCATCCACGAAGGAGACAATGACAACACTACCTCGGTCACTGTATCACGTCCACCCAGCAGCCGCAAGGGTGCGAATCTCCCGGCGCTGGGGCAGGTAGTGCCCTTCCCCCGCCGAAGCAATGTGCAGCATCAGGTACTGTAGCGCCTCAGCCACGTGGGAGTGCTTGTTCTTGTCGATGTCGCCGTCGCCCTTGGGGCGGTACCGGTAGCCACCCATCATCGCCGCTTTGAGATGCGTGCAGCGGGGGTCTACGAGGAAACCGGGGTCGCCGTCCACCTGCCGCATCAGGTAGGAGTCCACCGCGTTGATGCGAGCCGACACGCTGTTGGTCTTGGCCGGTATCACCCGCAGCCCTTCTGCTTTGATTATATCAACTGCGCTGCGCTCGTCAGTCTGGGCACGCTGCACCCCCGCCGGGTCCACCACGACAAGCACCGGCGCACCGGGAAAGCGTTCGTACAGCAAGGGTTTGAGCATGGTGCGCACAAACCGCTGGATGCCCATGTCGAACGACACAGCCTCGTCCAGTATCAAGGCTCGACCTCTCGGGTCTTGCTGCCCGACAACAGCCGCTGGGGTAAGCCCCAAGTCCATCCCGACAACAACGGGTCTGACCCCGTTAATGACCGGGCGTAGTCGAGCCGCAGCCATATGGTAGTCAGGCCGGAAGTACTTGTACACCGGCATACCAGCCGAGGACAGTCCGTACTCGCCGTCGATGTAAACCCGGATGTACTCCTCGCTGCGACCCTGCGTGTCATAGTATCCCTCCGGCAGATTCTCAATGTTCTCTGCTAAGGCACTGCGACCCGAAGGCTGTCGGAACACAGCCCACCCGTTGTTGTTGGGGGAGACTCCATCTTTGGGGTCCAGCCCCTCCATCTGGTAGTACCACCACGTATCCATCGTCGGCGGGTTGGTATCAGCCCACATCCCATGCCACGTGGGGCCACCGTCCTTGGCCGACGGAAACCGCCCGATCCGTTTTGACATGGCGTCCACGATGTCAGGGTGAATATCCCGGCACTCGTTAAACCACGCGAACGACAACTCCAACGAGTTCAGGTTAGCCACATCGTCGGCATCATCCAACGCCCGGAACATAATCTCGCACTCGACATCCCCCACTTTGAAAAAGTAGGTCTTGGTGGTGCGCATGTAGTTGCCGCACACCCCCGGTGGAAACCAGTCGAGAAAGGTTTTGATCGTCGTGTCCTGCAACTGCCGCACGGTTTCGCGCACCACAGCCGCCCGTGTCCTGCGAATGCCATTGGCGTTGGGCTTTTGCATCGATGCCCTGCGCACGATCTCAAACGAGCACGTCACGCTCTTGCCACTGCCCACCGGCCCCATGAGAACGCGCATCTTGGCGTCCGACGCCATGAACTTCTTGCCCGTGGGCGGGGGCGTATAGTTGATGTCAAGCGGCATTGGGTGCCCGTGTCAGTAGCAGCACGATGAACTCTCGCCCCGTGCGTTTGGACTTGTTGATCTTGGTCTGGTAGGACGTGCCGTGCGCCCGCAAAGCAGCTTCGAGATTCTTGGCCTCAGCCGAGGACTTCAGCCTTGCTGCGGGCACACCCTCATACGAGTCAGTGAACTGATTCTGAATACTCGACGGCAGGGACATCCGTTTCCTCCGGTGTCAACTCAATGGTGCGGGCATCCTTGGGGTCGTTACCCAAGTTGATGGTGATCTTGACGCCACCCCCGCCACTCTCCACAGAGGCATCCTTCGGCTCCAGACCACCCCACTTGACGGTGGACTTGATCAGGTCGGCCTTGACTGCCGGGGAGACAGCGGGGTCGTGAATCAATAACCACGACGTTGTGAGAAGTTCCTCAGCCTGTGCGCGGGCCTTGAGTTTGAACGTCAGCCCCTTGTCGCGGATTTCTTGGCGGTAGTGCTCCACCTTCTTCAAGAACACGGGGTCCTTGTTAAAGGCTAGGAGATGCACAGCGTCGATTTTGTGCCTTGTTAAAACTTCGTGCAATGACTCGCCACTGCCCTCAAGCATGAGGGCCACATCAAACGAGAGGCGGTCGTTCCACTTGGTGTGATAGAGCGGCAGGTTGTCCATGCGCTGAATATAGGAGGGGCAGACGGGAGTGTCAAGGGCGCGGGTATTGGGATGTTTAGAGTGTTAGGTTAGGAGGCTAACTTTACACGTGCTTTTTTGGGGTTGTGTGGTGAGAGGTTTGGAACACAACCGGGGGGCCTGCCTGCGCCGAGCCATGTGTACCCCCCTCCGCACCCGCTCACGCTCGCGCTCGCCTGCGCGTTCGCGCCTGCACGCATGCGCCTGCGCGTCCGCGCCTGCGCACGTTGGCCCTCGGCACTTGACACCGATGTCAACTTGTGTGAGTCTGAAATTGTCGATTGCAAATGCAACCGACGGGCTGGTGAGGTTGACCGGCTCACCCGCTCTTTAACAACCGGTCGCCAACTGGAGTTTGCCATGAGTGCAAAAACCTTTGAAGGTTCGGTGTCCATCGTTCGTAACACCAAAGGCGAGATCGCTCTCAAGCGTGATCCCGAGGGTAAGTTCAGTGCAGCTAACGCGGCAGAGTGCTACAGCACGATGACGCAGCTAGCAAAAAAGCACAAGCTCCCAGTGAACCAGTACTGCTTGTTCACTCCTGACGGTGGCACTGAACCGGTCTTGTTGGCGAATCGTTACGGTAACCCGTACATCGCACTGTTACCTAAGCGCGATGGTAGCGCCAAGCGCGGTTCCGTGACGAAGCTGGCGTAAGAGCACTTCCCTCCGTCTGGCCGGTAAAGCCAGACGGTTTCTTTTCCCACGGAGAGCAACATGGAATCCACGAAAACTAGGACAGTCTGGATTGAAGCGACTTCGCAAGAGTTCATCATCTGGAAAACCGAAAACCCTCACGGGCAGAAAACGGTTCTACCAGTAGAACTCATCGAGCAGCATGATCGGCTGCAAAAAGAACTCGGGAACGTGAGACAAAAAATCTTCGCGCTCTGCGATTTTTAGCAACCAGAACCCGGCGCAAGCCGGGTTCCTTTTCCCCACGGAGAGCAACATGTCTGAGCAGACCAAAGCAGTGATTACTGCCATCGTTCTGGCCCCTGCCCTGTACTTCGTCCTTGTTGTACTGATGAGCTTCTAGCACCACAGCCCGCCGCAAGGCGGGTTTTCTTTTGTCTGCGTACTGTGGAGAGGTGTTTGCTGGGGGAGTTTAGGATAAGTCTCTAGAAACTATACGTCGGGGGGTCATGGCTCGCTGTCAATCGCGCGTTTACACGGCAGAACAAGGCAAAATGTACAGTTTCATGGCTAAACTGACACAATCTATTGATCTAAACAATACATTGACACGATAACTGTACATTTAGATCACAAAACCTTACAAGTTTACACGTGTATAGTTACCCAAAAAGCGAGCAAAATCAACCACTTGCGCAAGGATACCACATGGACTGTACCTATTATTTGATATAGATGATATAAAAAATATAGCTTTTTCTCATATAGGTTCACATCAACGGGCAGAAAAACCCTACTGTACAAAGGGGCGCTCCACATTTTATGTGCGACATTATCTCCAAAATTGTAGATTATTTAGATTGTGCACTGCAATATCCAATAAAATCAATGACTTCCACGATCTACGCACGATCTAACTTGACACATTTTCGTAGATTATTTACTCTGTAAACTTAGATCAAACTCGCTTCAAGTCCCTTAACATTACACATTATCTTGGAAAACAGGTCGGCACTTGACGCCGGCGGCGCCCTGGGCGATACTGGCTGGGCCGCGGGGCTGGGCTTTATACAGCTTCTACACACCTTCTAAGGAGCCATCATGGCTAAGATTTACCAAGGTAAAGTTTCTGTATTTAGCAATAACAAGAATCAGCTTGTGGTCAAGGCTGATGCAGACGGCAAGTTTACACATGATAATGTCTCTGAACTTTACACAACTATGCTTGCACTGAGCAAGAAACACAAGATGGAAGTTAGAGTATTCAAACCTGACACTGGTGGTGATACACCGGTACTTATGTCTGACCGTTGGGGTAAGCCTTACATTGCTCTGTTGCCGGAACGTAAAGCACCGAGCAAAGTCGTTGTAACCAAACTGGCGTAATCAGGAGATTGACATGGACATCTATCAAAAGAACGGTTTCAAGGATCGTAGAGACTATCTGAATTCACTGGTTGAAGACTTCGATGTGGACATCGATAGAGTACTGATGCTGGCTAACATCCTTGGTCCAGACGAAGACTTTGATGCTCTGTTGACTCACCTTGAAGACCTGTCGTTGGAAGCGTGATGAACTACGGTTTGCAGTGTGCCGTCTCACACTGCACTTTACTGGAGCGAAAGCGATGAAAGTTACCACTGCCCCCTACAAAGCACCCCGTAAACACCGCAAACCTGAGACTTCCCGGTTCATTGTCAAGTGGATAGACGGCGATACTCTGCGGTTCCAGTGGTTCAAACGGGATAGTGCAGCCTGTGCTTTCCAGCAACAACTTGTAGAGCAGGGTTTCCAGACCCGGCTTTTGATGAAGTGACACGGTTTGGGCAGTGCCGACCACTGCCCTGTCCCGCTTTTTCAGGAGAGCAACATGCGAGCCATGCGATTCAACCAGATGTGCCAGTTCGTCAACACCAAACCTTTCCTCTACTTCCGCGACGCAGAAGGCGAGAGGATCAAAGTGTTGAACGCGGAAGGTGAATACCTAGCCACCATCGTCTCGCCAAGCACGATGTACGAAGAAGCGTACCTGCTCTTCCGCAACGAAGCGAGGGACGAGTTCCGTGGACCATGGGAGTTCCTCGCGATGGTGCTGTCCGCGTACCAGCAGAGCGGCGCGGACTTCAACGAAGTCTACGAGATGGAAGAGAAGTTCTTCGAGCTGCTCGACACGGCTGACTACGCCAAACCAGCAAATATTTAACAAAGGCAAACGTCCACGCGCACCTTTCTATCGGAGGTACCCATGAAGATAGCCAACATAAACGCTAGACAATACGTCCAGAAGCAGCATCCGTTCGAGGGCAGTAACCTGTACGGTTCGTGGTTCTGTGTCAACCCATCATCCATTGACTCGGGGGACAACGGTTACGTTGTATGCAGCTATGGTCCTCACTGGCCGTTGTTCATCTATGTCAACGATACATGGTTCGAGAACAGTGAGTCGCATTCACGCTCTACAACCAGACACCGTAGCCAGACCCATCCACACTGCCCCACTGTGCTGCTTACAAAAACCCAGATGTTGCAACTCTACCGTGGGGGGTACAAAACCCTTGCCAAAGCTCGCATTCTCGGCACCACATTATCCAAACCCAGAGAGCAGCGTGATCCCTCGTGGCTCAGTGCTCATGGCATGTGAGGAGTACCAGCATGACAACGATGACTCATGTTTGGGTGGTGGAGTCCCTTGCTGACGACACCCCGACACTGCTGTCGGTGCATACCGACAAAGAGAGTGCTGCCGCTGCTAGAGCAGCGTATATCGCTGACTATCGCCACGGTGGGACCGAAGCCGACTACTGGATACACGCAATGAAGCTCAACTTTACAGGAGTGGACGACAATGGCTGAAGACTATCACCTACCCATCTGCACTCACTGCTATGCAGTCCGGGTTGAACCGCATCGTCGCTACCATCCACGACCAACCTGTATGCCTTGTGCAGAGAAGTTGTCCAAACAGGTCAAGCGGACTGTGGTTCCCATGCACAAGAGCAACTATTTCCTCTGCACTGATCCCGATGACCTCAAGGGTATCAACAACAAGGGAGGGCTTGTGAGATGAAGTTCTTCGTTATCGGTTTCCTGCTCTGCTTCGGTGCCGTAGGGGGTATCGGGTTCCTGCCACCGACTGCAACCATCACAGAGTACATAGCCTTGACTGGTGCCATCCTCGTAGGGTTGGCGTTCATGGTTCTCGGTGTTCTCGACATACAGGAGGAGTGATGACAGAACCCAAACACCCATCGTGGCTTGACAACCCACACCATATTCTCAACCCCAACTGGAGGTACATACCTGCTGCACAGACTGACATCCTCAAGCGTTTCCGTGAAATGGGGTGGGTACCGCCCTCTGAACTCAAGTCCAAAGGAGAGAACAAATGAAACGTCTATTCATGCTGCGACGTGGAAAACAGGGGCAACCTGTCCGCGACGATGACCACACCATCCTGACCTTCCCAACGAAGTCCGAAGCCAAGCGTATCCGTGACAGCCTCGGTGGTGACTTCGTGGTTTCCTACGGCCCTGACCATCGCAAATTCAAAGGAGAGTGACATGCGAGCCGAACTTCTCAAAGCAACCCTGAAGTCCCTGTTCCCCATGCAGCGTACCGTCTGTATCGAGGGTGCTCCCGGTGGTGGCAAGACAACCATCGTCCACGAAGTTGCCAGTGAACTGGATGTGCCCATCGTCGAGCGTCACATGCCGACCATGCTGGTCGAGGACTTTGGTATTCTGTTTCCCGACGGGGAGCAGTCGCTCCACTACAAGTTGCCAGACTGGTTCCCGGTCAAGGGCAAGGCTCCCGATGCTGGCATCCTGCTGTTCGATGACCGCAACCAAGCGGGTGCTGACCTTCAGAAAGTGCTTGCCAATATCTGTCAGGCCCGGACTCTGCATGGTGTATCCATGCCCGATGGGTGGCAGGTTATCTCCACTGGCAACAGGCAAGCTGACCGTGCTGGTGCCAACCGCATCCTGAGTCACCTGCGTAACCGCGAGACTGTGCTTGAACTGGAGACACACCTCGACGACTCTACCAAGTGGATGATCGACAACGGTGTCAAGGCTGAGGTCACATCGTTCCTTCGTTTCCGTCCCAACTTGTTGCATGACTTCGATCCGCAGCGTGACCAGAACCCGACGCCTCGTTCATGGGTGGAGGGTGTCAGTGATGTGCTGGGTACTGTCCCTGCCGAAGCTGAGTTCGAGTGCTTCAAGGGTGCAGTGGGTGAGGGTGCAGCCGCCGAGTTCGTAGGGTTCATCCGTATCTGGCGCAAGCTGCCTAACCCCGATGCAATCCTGCTGAACCCTCAAACTGCTGACGTTCCCAAAGACCCGGCAACACTGTATGCACTGGCCGGTGCTCTGTCCCAGCGGGCTACCGAGTCCAACTTGGAACGGGTCTGTACCTATGCCGAGCGTATGCCCCCTGAGTTCAGTGTACTGACCGTCTCCTACGCTTGCCGTCGCAACCCTGACCTTGCCAACACACAAGCGTTTACGAAGTGGTCGATCAGTCATCAGGACGTGCTGTTCTAACCCATCCATTTACAGAGGAGTGACAACTATGAATCTCAATGACCGTGCTCTGCTCGTGCAACTTAACATCAGTCAGTGGACTGCCCGGAAGTACGACAAGAAAGCCACTCGGCAGGTGGCTGATACCTTCCACAACTTCGTGGATCAGGGTCGTTACAACAAGGCGCTGCTGCCTATGAACTCCTTGTTGGACAACATCCACAAGAAGACAACCCAAATCCGTACCAAGTTCTACGAGAACACGCTGCCGTGGGGTATCGAAGGCACCATGATGCTGCCCACTGCCAACTACCTCAGCTTCATGGCTGACTTCCGTAAGGAGAAGGGTGAGTGGGAGTCGCTGGTGCAGACTTTCGTGGACAACTACGACAGTCTCAAGGTGGATGCGCAGCGTGTACTGGGGCAGCTTTACGATCCGGCTGACTATCCCATGCGGTTCGAGTTGGCAGACAAGTTCCGCATGGACATGGCGATCTTCCCGGTACCGAGCACTGACTTCAGGGTCAGCATCGGCAGCGAGGAACTGTCACGCATCCAGCAAGATGTTGAGCGCAGGGTGCAGCAAGCGCAGTCCACTGCAATGCAGGAGGTATGGACTCGGTTGTACGACAGAGTAAAGCACATGGCTGAGAAGCTGGCCGATCCCAAAGCGATCTTCCGTGACTCGATGGTGGAGAACGCTCGGGAAATCTGCGCCATCCTGCCTCGTCTCAACTTCAGTGACGATCCCAACCTCGAAGCCTTGCGACAAGAAGTTGAGGGCAAGCTGATCAAACATCCTGAAGCACTGCGTAACGACCCCGACCTGCGCCGTGACACGGCAGCAGAAGCCAAGAAAATCATGGACGCAATGTCCGTATTCATGGGAGCCAAGTGATGACAACCCTAGCACCGACTGAAACCAAGCCGCTCACTCCGCAAGAGGAAGCCAAACTCAACATCCGACTGGCGAAAGCCAAGACTGCACTGGTCTTGGAGCATCCGTTCGTAGGCACCATCGCTCTCAACCTGCCGTTCATCATCACCCGTGAGGTGCCAACGGCAGCAACCAACGGCAAGTATGTAAAGTTCAACCCGGACTTCATCAGTACGCTGACCGATGAGGAACTCAAGTTCCTTGTAGCCCACGAGTGTTTCCACCCCATGCTGGAGCACAACTACCGACGTGGGGAGCGTCAGGGTAGGCGCTGGAACATGGCTGGCGACTATGTGATCAACAAGTTGTTGACCGATGAACACATCGGCAAGATGCCCAAGCAGGGACTTCTCAACGACCAGATATACCAAGCTGGTGGCGGTACATCAGACGGTATCTACAACCTGCTGCCAGATCAGGATGATGACGATGGCGGTGGGTATGGTGGGCACGGCGATCCGCTCGACAACTGTGAAGATGCTCCGGGTTCACCGGCTGAGAAGACACAGCAGCAAGCGGAGATGAAAGTCAAGGTGGCGCAAGCGGCACAAGCTGCCAAGATGATGGGCAAACTGAGTGCCAACATGCAGCGTCTGGTGGACGAGGTGCTGCAACCCAAGGTGGACTGGCGTGATGTGATGCAGAGGTTCCTCGTCAAAGCACGGACCGACCAGCGATCCTTTGCCCGGTTCAATCGTCGCTTCATTGCACAAGGACTGTACCTGCCCAGTGTCAGCGGTGAGGTGATGGGCGAAGTGGTGTTCGCAGTGGACTGCTCAGGGTCCATCGATCAGCGCACCATCAACCAGTTCGCAGCGGAGATTACCAAGGTCAAGGATGATCTTGTGCCAGCACGTATCCACGTGATGTATTTCGACAGCGACATCAGCCATGTTGAATCCTACGGACCAGAGGATGACCTCGACATCAAGCCTCATGGTGGTGGCGGCACTGACTTCGCTCCGGTCTTTGCGAAGATCATCGAACTAGGTATCGAGCCGGTTGCCATCGTGTTCCTTACTGACCTGTGCTGCAACTCGTTCGGTGAGCAGCCCGACGCACCTGTCCTGTGGGTAACGACCGATCCGGGCAAAGCGCCCTTCGGTGACATCGTGGAGATGTGAGATGAACGAGCGAATTCAAGAACTGCTTATTGAGGCTCATAAACAAACCAATGGTGGTATTTACAATGGACATCTTTCTGAATGGACAGAAAAGTTCGCCGAGTTGATTATCAAGGAATGCTTGCGTATCGCCGACAGCAGAGGCGCTTATCAGGTGATGGACGACATCATCGAACGGTTTGGAGTGGAGCTATGAAAGATGAAGCCGAGTACCACGCTAACGTCATGGCGCTTGTATCCAAGATCAACGACACGATCAATGCGGATACAGGTGAGTTCAGTATCCGGGTCAATGCACTGCTCACGTTGATTGCATTGGCAGGTGCGCAGTCCACCTTGTCGAAGGATGAGTTCTTCACCGCAGTGACATGGCAGTTGGGCGAGATCATGTCTCGCATGGTTGTATCCGAGTCCACGATCCAATGAGGAGCCGACATGGCAAGCAACAAAGAGGTGATCACAGACCCCACTCTGATCTATCGCTCGATGGATACATGCCCGACCGGGCCGAAGGTGCTGCTACTTAACAGAGCAGGGCTGGCACAGACCGGCTACTGGGATGGCAAAGGAGACTGGTACGTGGGTTGGTTTCCACTGCCCAAGATACCGCCCGGTATTAGAGAACTGATTGAACCGACCTACCGCCCTACCAACATCGGACAACTGATAGGAGATTGACATGGCAACAGTACGATTCAGCAAAGAACTCTGTGACGCAATCAAAGCAAAAGCGAAGATCAAGATGCGCCCTCCCATTGATCGGGCTACGGCGACCCGTCCTGACAACGCATGGGGCCAGAGTATCTACGACACGATGTTCCTTGAAGTCAAGCCGCTCATCTCACAACTTCCTGTGGGCTGGCTGAACACCGTCAACCGGATCAAGATCGAGAAGATCGGTGACTTGTCGTGTGGCCTTGAGTTTACGTTCGCATCACCGCAGCCGTGGCCGTATTCGTTTCCGCACTCCGACCTTGCGAAGCGAGAGTACTCCTACCGCGAGGAGATCACACTCAAAGATCATGTGGTGTGGTCTGACTTCAAGGCTGAGGTTCAGGCATGGAACGAGAGGGTTCGTGCAGCCGTGCAGCGACAGGATGAGTTTGTCGATATGGTTACGAAGGTAATCGAAGCACACGCTACGCTGGCACCTGCACTGAAGGTCTGGCCTCCGCTTTGGGAACTGATCCCCGATGAGTACAAGGATCGTCACCGTGAGATCAAGGTGCAGGAAAAGAAAGAAGTGACCATCGACGTTGACCTCGGCAAGCTGACTGCCATGAGTACCGCTGCCAAGTTCGGGGTGTGACATGAAGTGTGCTGAGTGTGGCGTCACAATGCAGTGTATTGAGACACGACAGTATCGTGATCCCAACCTCGACATGTTCTACGTTGAGCGACGCAAGATATGCCGGTCCTGTGGTACTCGGTTGAAGACTATCGAGGTGCCGCAGGATCGGTGGGCAGAACTGTACCGAGGGTATAGCGATGCAGATTGACGAGGAGCGACGACGAGAGTGGTTGCGAGCCTTGCGACGGTTCAAGAACGGCATGCAGTTACGAGCCAAGGTGGGTGTGATTGATGTCTTGTGCCAACAAGTTGCGCTTCAGCGCCGGGGTGTTCCGCACTGGGATGCCCCGCAGTGGGAGCACGAGCGATGGGTGGCGACACTGTACTACGCCATACGCGACAACGTGTATCCCACTGACTTGTTGATCGGCTTCGTGAAGACTGCGGAGGTGACGTTCTTCAACCCCAACCGACAGCCCAGCGTGGATGGTGTGCTGGATGTGGTTGACCAAGTGTGCCGCAAGAACAGCAGGAGACTGCGCCAGAAGTTCGGAGTGTTCAGATGAGACGCAAGGAGATACCACCAGCAATGCAGATGCACCCAAGCGGCATGACAATGGCACGTTGGAACTGGCCGTTCAAGACGCCGGAGGAACGTGAACTTGTTGCCAAATGGAACGAGAAGCAGCAACGAAAGGATCGCAAAGATGAACTTGCCAACACAGAAGATGCACCATTTTGAAAGGACTGATATGAGTACTGCGAACAGCCGACAGGTGGGTGGCGACCACTATAAGATGATGGGTGTTGAGCCGTGGAATGTCGTAGACACATGGCCCATCGAGCAACGCATTGGCTACTACCGAGGCGGCGCACTGAAGTATCTGATGCGCATGGGTAGCAAGGACGAGGCACCGATGGAGGTTGCCAAGGGTCAGCACTACATGGAAAAACTTCTTGAGGTGCTCTATGAGCAGCAAGCCATCTACCGTGACGACAAGTAATACGTGGACATCGAACAATACCAATCAGACTATGAGTGTCAACAGCGGTGGCCCGTTCGGCGCAGCAGGGGCGCTCACATTACACGATAGCAACAACGAGCATGAGCAACTTTCAGTGGCCGACATCCGCATGTTCAAAGAGATGTGTGAGTTCCTGCACTACCTCGCTATGGTGGACCCCAAGTTCGAGGAATACATGACTGCGTTCAAAGCAAAGAAAAGGATATTGAGATGATGGACATCGTGACCATCGACTTTGAAACCTACTACGACAAGGAATACAGCTTGTCGAAGATGACCACCGAGGCGTACATCCGCAGTCCGCTGTTCGAGGTGATCGGTGTGGGTGTCAAAGTCAACGACTATCCGACCGACTGGTACAGCGGCGACAACCCCGGCAGATTTCTCAAGTCACTGGACTACAGCAAGCGAGCGATCCTGTGTCACAACACAGCGTTCGATGGTGCCATCCTGTCGTGGCATTTCGGTATCCGTCCGAGGCTGTGGCTGGACACACTGAGCATGGCCCGACCATCCCACAACATCACGGTGGGTGGCAGTCTCGCTGCGCTGGCTGCGTACTATGGGCTGGGCAAGAAGGGCGATGAGGTAGTGGCCGCGCTTGGAAAGCGCAAGGCTGACTTCACTGAGGCTGACCTCGCTCAGTACGGCAAGTACTGCATCAACGATGTGGACATGACCAAGGCGCTGTTCGACAAGCTGAAGGTCGGTTTCCCATCGAGCGAGTTGTTGGTGATTGACCAGACGCTGCGCATGTATACCGAGCCAGTGATCGAACTCGACATGCCGCTACTGGAGAAGCACCTTGTCGAAGTGCGGGAGCGCAAAGCCAAGCTGATGGAGGAGGTGGATGTCTCGACCGCCGACATCATGTCCAACGGCAAGTTTGCGGCGGCGCTTGTTGGGTTGGGTGTACCGCCACCGCGCAAGGTGAGTGCGACCACAGGCAAGGAGACATGGGCGTTCAGCAAAACCGACAAGGGGTTCACCGACTTACTGGAACATCCTGATATACGTGTGCAAGCGTTAGTGTCCGCTCGCTTGGGCGTCAAGTCCACCATCGAGGAGACGCGCACCGAGGCACTCATCGGCGTGGCGGGGCGGGGGCGCTTGCCCATCATGCTTAATTACTATGGGGCGCACACGGGGCGCTTTTCCGGGGGCGACAAACTCAACCTTCAGAACCTGCCGAGCCGGGGCAACACGACCATACGCAAGGCACTGAAGGCACCGGAGGGGCAGGTTGTCATCGCATGTGACTCCTCACAGATCGAGGCCCGCATGGTGGCGTATATCGCGGGGCAGTCCGATCTGGTCGATGCGTTCCGTGAGAAGCGGGATGTGTACTCGGAGTTCGCAACTGAAGTCTACGGTCGCAAGATCACCAAGGCCGACAAGGTAGAACGGTTCGTTGGCAAGACCTGCATTCTCGGACTCGGCTACGGCATGGGTGCTGAGAAGCTGCGGCGCACACTGGAGATAGGACAAGGCGGCATCAGTGTGAAGGTGGACACCAGCGAAGCCGAGCGCATCGTCCGAATCTATCGTGCCAAGAACTTCAGGATCGTGCAGTTCTGGCAGCGGTGTGGCGACATGCTGACTAAGATGCTCAACGGTGGCGACGGTACCCTGCATGACGTGGTGACCTTCGACAAGGACGGCATCACACTGCCCAACACGTTGAGGATTCAGTACCCGGCACTGCGGCAAAACCAGAGTGGCTTCGAGTACATCTCGGATGCTCGCTCCTACCGCAAGGTAGTAAAAGAAAAGCTGCTGGGCGCTGCCACCGATGACATACCGTGGACCCGCATCTACGGTGGCAAGGTGACGGAGAACCTGATCCAAGCTCTCGCTGCTATCGTCATCCGTGAGCAGATGGCTGCAATCGGACAGACCTACCACGTGGCATTCCAAGTCCACGACGAGATCATCATCACCGCACCGCAGGCAGAGGCTGAGGAAGCTGAAGCCAAACTTGTTGCCGTGATGTCTACCCCACCCAAGTGGGCACCGGGTCTGCCCGTTGCCTGTGAGTCTGGCAAAGCTGCCAACTACGGAGATACCTGATGTCCATCGCTGAGATCAAACGCGCACCACGCAACCAAGATGTCCTCCAACTTCTGGAGGCCACCATCAACCAAGTCAAGGAAAGCCCGGATGCCACAGAGATACTGATCTTCGTGAAGATCGGAGACGACTACCACCGATTCTCCTCTGGGCTGGAGGACATGAGAGCGTTCGTTGGCATGATCGAACTCGCCAAGTACGACGCATTGCTACGCATGACGCCATAGAGTACACTGGGGATTCCAACGACCTGACACCGCACTACCCGTGCGGTCTATTGCCATGCGCCTATCGCACTCCTACTCGTCGATCAAACTGTACGAGAACTGTCCGCTGCGCTACTTCCGGCAGCGCGTACTCAAAGACATCGTGGATGAGGGAGGTGAGGCATCGAAGTATGGCGAGCGCATACATGCCTTGCTAGAGAAACGCTTGAAGGGGGAAGACATCGACCAAGAAGTTGTAGCGTATGAGCCGCTGTGTGCGTCGGTCGAGCGGCTTGCCAGCAGGGGCGAACTGCACATCGAGAAGGAACTGGTTCTGACCGAAAACCTTACACCAACAGGTTGGTGGGAGCCTGACGCATGGCTGCGGAGCAAGCTCGACGTGCTGGTGGTGGTCGGCAGCGACGCGGTAGTGATGGACTGGAAGACCGGCAAGCGCAACCCCGACTTCTTCCAGATGGAAATCTTCGCAGCGCAGGTGTTCAAGCACTACCCCGAAGTGCAGCGGGTCAAGACCTCACTCGTGTGGCTGCGCAGCATGGAGATGGACACAGAAACATACAGTCGTGTAAATGTCAACGCCGTGTGGGCTGAGATTATGAAACGCATCCAGCGTATCCACGCTTCGTTGGAGCATGACAACTGGCCCGCTCGTCCCTCTGGGTTGTGCCGCTACTGCCCTGCTCGGCACGACTGTGATTTCGCTAGGGTTTAACCTTACTTGACATTGCTGTAAAGGAGCGTAACATGGGTGCTCTTACGCCGGAAGGCAAAGTGAAGCGGATGGTGAAGGCAGTGCTGGACAAGTACCACGTCTGGCATTTCATGCCAGCATCGAACGGGTTTGGTAGGGCAGGTATCCCCGACATCATCGCCATCGTTGAAGGTGGTTTCGTGGGTATCGAAGTGAAGGCAGACAAAACCAAGAAGCCAACGGCACTACAGGTGCGCTGCGGCAAAGAGATTCAGGCAGCAGGTGGTCGGTGGTTCCTCGTGTTCGACGAAGACTCCTGCGCAGAACTAGAACGATTCATCCAAGAGAAGGTGACGTGACATGTTGGTGGTTGAGAAGGCCAAAGCTCTGGCCCTCAAGTTGAACAATCCGAACCGGGTGCTCGACAGCATTCCGACTGCGCGGCCCTACGAGGTGCGTGGTGTACCCATCGTGGTGACACCGCACAGGCTCGATGAAGTCAAGGTGCTGCGCAACCTCGGTATCAAGGCACCCAGCCCCATCCTGCACTACTACGACTGGCCCGGTAACTACAAGCCATACGACCACCAGCGAGAGACGGCAGCGTTCCTCACGCTACATCATCGTGGGCTTGTGCTGAACGAGATCGGCACGGGCAAGACGCAGAGCGCACTGTGGGCAGCGGACTACCTGATCAAGACCAAGAAGGTCAAGAAGGTACTCATCCTCTCACCACTCAGCACGTTGGAGCGTGTATGGGGCGACGGCATCTTCACTGGACTGGTGCATAGAAAGTTCGCCGTGCTGCATGGGACTGCGGAGCGCCGACTCAAACTGCTCGGCATGGACGTGGACTTCTACATCATCAACCACGACGGGTTCAGCATCATCGCACCGCACTGCCACAATATGTTTGACCTTGTGATCGTCGATGAGGCGGCGGTGCTGCGCAACCCTTCGACGCAGCGGTACAAGATATTCCGCAAGTGGATCGAGCAGAACCCTGCCACACGCCTGTGGCTGATGACTGGCACACCGACTCCCAACGATCCAACCGATGCGTGGGCGCTTGCCAAGCTGGTGGGTTCGCCCTACCTCACGAAGACATACACGGCGTTCCGTGAGCAGGTGATGATGAAGATCGGGCAGTGGAAGTTCGTGCCGCGCCCCGAGTCTGTGGAAATTGTGAAGCACATCCTGCAACCTGCTGTGCGGTACACACGGGACGAGTGCTTCGACCTACCGGAGACGATCATCCAGACCCGGCAAGTGGACCTGACTGCGGAGCAGAAGAAGCACTATGCGCAGATGCTGCGGCACTTCGTGACCGAGATGGCGCAGGAGAAGAAAGCTGGTGGGACCATCACCGCAGTCAATGAGGCTGTGAAGATTCAGAAACTTGTGCAGATCGCTTGCGGCGTGGCGTATGGCGATGACGGTCAGAACATCGAGATCGACTGCTCTCCACGTATCAACTTGGTGAAGGAGGTGATCGAGGAAGCGGGTGAGAAGGTGATCCTGTTCGTGCCGCTGACCGGGACACTACACATGCTGGAGAAGGAACTGAGCAAACACTGGACAGTGGGTGTCGTCAACGGCGAAGTGTCGAGCACACAACGCAACAAGATATTCCACGACTTCCAGAATCAGAAGCATCCCCACGTACTGATCGCCCACCCCGGAACGATGGCGCACGGTCTGACTCTGACTGCTGCATCCACCATCGTCTGGTATGGACCGATCAACAGCAACGAAGTCTACGTACAAGCCAATGGACGCATCGAGCGTATCGGCAAACGCAACGTATCGAACGTGATCCACATCGAGGCAACAGACCTTGAGCACAAGATGTACGAGCGGCTGAAGAACAAGCAGAAGCTGCAAGGCTTACTGCTGGACCTGATCCAACAACAAACGCAAAGGTGATGACAATGACAATCAAGATAGATGACGTGATCTCCACGTACATGAAGTTGCGTGGACAGAAGCAAGCCATCGAAGCCAAGGTCAAGGAAGAAGTTGCCACGATCACAGGGAAGATGGTCAAGCTGGAGGCGTACCTCAAACAATGCATGGATGAGCAGGGACTGACCAGCTTCAAGTCTCCGCACGGCACTGCGTTCCTGACCACTGCGGACTACGCCAACGTAGAGAACTGGGACGAAGTGCTGAAGTTCATCCGTGACAACGAGGCATACGACCTACTCAACAAAGCGGTCAGCAAGGTGGCTGTGCGCAGCTACATCGAGCAGACCAAACAAGTTCCCCCCGGTGTGACATATGGCACCAAGCTGGAGGTGAACATCCGCAAACCCGGTGCCAAGTCCGAAGATTAACCAAGGAGTCTCACAATGAGCAACATCGTTCCCGTTAACCTGCAAGTCCCCGCCCATCTCGCTGCCCGTGTCGGCGTACCGTCTGTCCTCGGTGCTGCACTGACTGGTGGCCTGTCATCCGGGCAGTCGTTCCCACGTATCAGTATCAAGGCCAGCCGCTTCCGTATCGTTGAGGGTGACACCGAGACTGTGCTGGACTCGACCACGCTGGATGTGGTGATCGTCGGTGCCAACCCCCGTTTGTCCAAGACGTGGTATGCCAAGTCATGGATGCCTGACTCGGAACCGCAAGCACCTGACTGCTTCTCGTTGGATGGTATCGGTCCCGATCCAGAGTCCACCGAGCCGCAGAACGACCTGTGTGCTTCGTGCCCACAGAACGCATGGGGTAGCAAAGTGACTCCGCAAGGCCAGCAGATCAAAGCCTGTGCGGACCAGAAGCGACTGGCCGTTGTGTCGGCTGATGATCCGTCCGGTCCGGTCTACCTGCTGTCGGTTACACCGGCTGCGCTCAAGGGTCTGAACCAGTACCAGAAAGAGTTGGCGGTGCGTGGTATCCCTCCCGAGATCGTGAAGACTCGTGTATCCTTCGACACTGACGCATCGTTCCCGAAACTGAAGTTCACCTTCGGCGGCTTCCTTGACGCAGACGTACAAGGAGTTGTTGATGGTTTGTTTGGTAGCGAGCAAGTCAAGGAGATCACTGGCGAGACTCCTCGTCAACCCGTGGCAGTGCCCAAGATCGCTGCCCCGGCACCGGCTGCGCCGAAACCCGCTGTCAAGGCAGTGGCACCCGTTGAGGAACCTGCACCTGCCCCTGCACCCGCACAGGCTGCTGCTCCTAAGCGTGGTTTCGGCGCACCCAAGGCGGCTCCCAAAGCTGCGGCAAAGGCAGCACCTGCTCCGGCTGCGGCACCGGCTCCACAAGCAGCAGCAACATCTTTGGCTGACGAGATCGCCGCACTGGTTGGGGAGGTGAGCGCAGATGACGCCTAAGCCACTCGACTTCTCCAAGGTCGAGGCGCTTCGCAAACACATGCTCCTGACAACTTCGGATATGGCCGAGTTGTTGGGAGTCTCCCGCATGACTTATTATGGGTGGGTAAGGGGCAAGCCCCTTCGCAAGTCCAGCGATGAGATCGTGCGGGGTATGCTGAAGCGACTGCTGGCGGTAATGACCGAGCATAGTTGGCCGATGCCAGAGATCATTGCCGCCGATCAGAAGCAGCGGAAGGAGCGTCTCGTCGCGTTGTTGAATCAACAATGAGGTTGCGAGGGGAGCGATCCCCTCGCCAAAGCAGGGGCACAATGAACACGTTGAATTTTCTTCAGCGGGTTCTACCATCGGAAGGTTTCTATGTCACGACAGTCATCAATCCTGACGGACGCAGACAGGGATTCTTTGCTTCGGTAGAAGAACTCGCAAACGCCGTCGTTGGTCTTGACCAGCGCGGCAACAACACATACTTCGCTGTCTCATCGTTTGTCGAGAAGGGGAGCCGAAAACAAGAGAACGTCCGGGCAACCAAGCTGATCGCACTGGACGTGGACTGTGGAGACAACAAGCCCTTCCCTACGTGGAAGGAGGGACTGGCTGCGACTGGTCAGTTCATACAGCAGATGGGCCTACCCAAGCCCATGATCATCCACTCAGGCAACGGACTGCACATCTACTGGGTGTTGACCGAGGCGCTGGAACCAGCACGCTGGAAGCCGCTGGCCGAGGCTATGAAGGCGGCAGCGAAGGACAAAGGCTTTGCCATTGACCCGGCTGTACCTGCCGACAGTGCGCGGGTGCTGCGACCCGTCGGGACCAAGAACCCCAAGAGCGGAACCGAGGTTAAGTTGCTGATTGATGCGCAGCCCATCCCGGTCGAGCAGATGGCGTCGTGCTTGTCGCGGTACACACAGGCTCATTTAATGAGCCACCCCGCGCACACACAGGGCAGCATGTTGGCACAAGCGTTGCAGGTGAAAGCAGACTTCCCACCTGCCAACCCAGTGGTCATCGCCACCAAGTGCCAGCAGATCGGATGGGGTGTGAAGAACCAGTCAGAAGTCGAGGAACCCTTCTGGTACGCCCTGATCGGGGTGGCTGGGTACTGCCAAGACCCCGAGGCGACTGCCATCTCGTGGTCAGAGAACCACCCCAAGTACAACGCGAACGCGACGCTGGGTAAGTTGCAGCATTGGAAGCAGGCAACGACTGGCCCGACAACCTGCAAGAAGTTTGAGGAACTCAAGCCGGGTGGATGCAAGGGTTGCAAGTTCAAAGACAAGGTGGGCACACCGGCGCGTCTCGGTATCCAGTACATGGAAGTAGCGCCCGCTACCGACGTACCTGTACCAGCAGCCACCGACATCCCGATGCCGCGTCCGTTCAAGCGTACTCAGGATGGCATCAAGATGACCATCGACGAGACAGACATCGACATTTGCAAGTTCGACATCTACCCAGTGTCCTATGGTCGGGACGAAGGACTGGGGTACGAGACGGTGCGTTTTTGTTGGAATCGTCCGCATGCCGGGTGGCAAGAACTTGTCATGCGTCAAGCGATGCTGACCGAAGGACACCGCGACTTCGCAACCGTCATTGCCGACCAAGGCATCCTCCTCAACAACCGTAATCAAACAGGGTACTTCCAACTTATGCTGCGCTCATACATGGACGAGTTGCGGCAGAAACGCGCCATGACAAACCTCTATGCCACGATGGGGTGGAAAGAGAACTTCTCGCAGTTTGTGATTGGTGACACGATTCTGCGGCGCAACACTGACGGAACCGTCAGCGAGGAATCTATCAATCTGGCGGCAGGTTCAGCGCGACTGGGCCATGAGCTATGGGGTACCGCCGGTTCGATGGAAGACTGGATCGGCTTCACGTCGCTGCTATCCAAGGCAGACCTGCGCTCTCACATGTTTGCACTGGCGGTCGGGCTGTCCGGTCCGCTCTATGCGTTCACAGGACTCAAGGGACTGACAGTATCTTTGTACGGTCCGACCGGTGGCGGCAAGTCACTGGCGCAGATGTGGGTGCAGTCGATCTACGGTAACCCAGAGAAGCTGCACTTCGCAGCCAAGTTCACACAGAACACGTTGTTTGGCCGCATGGGTCTGTACGCACACATGCCAATGACCATCGACGAAGTGACCATGATGGATGACCGTGAGGTCGGTGACTTCGCATACTGGGTGAGCCAAGGACGCGACAAGGCGCGGATGAACCGCAATGCCGAGGAGCGAGACGCGAAGACGTGGGCAATGCCTGTGATCGTATCGACCAACAAGTCGATGAACTCCAAGCTGATCGCTTCCGGTCTGGACACAGACGCGCAGCTTGCTCGTATCCTTGAAATCAGCGTACCGCCCAAACCGATCTTCACACGCGACAGCACAGCCGGTCGCAAGGTCTACGAATTTATCACCAACAACTATGGGTATGTCGGACGTGCGTTTATTAGCAAGCTGCTGGAACTCGGCGAGACAGGCATACGGGCGGCGATTGCCGAAGCCACCGAACGCTTCCGCGTGGAGTACAAGGCAGACTTCGCTGGCGAGGAACGGTTCTGGGAGCAGTCCATCATCCTCGCTGACCTTGCTGCAAAACTCGCAACCGAGTGGGGACTGATTGGGTTCGACCACAAGCCCGGTATCGAGTGGGTTCTGTCGCAGGTGGGTGCGATACGGCGCACCGTGTCCGAGTTCAAGGTCGATGCGTTCGACCTGTTGTCCGAGTACCTGAACGAGAACGCAGACACACAGGTTCAGATATTCCACACCGGCACACAGAAGCCCACGATGGACTACAACCGTGTGCCCCGTGGTGAGGTGCGAGTCCGGTTCGATTTCTACCGCAAGACCAATGCGGATGTGGTTAGCAACGGCACCGTCATGCTAGACCGAACACACTTGCGGCGCTGGTTGGCACAGCGCGGTGCGGACTACAAGACATTCCTCAACGAGTTCACAGGCGAAGGTATCATCGCCACGCCCAAGTCCAACAAGGCGTATCTCGCCAAGGACACGCCGATCAAGGTCGGACAGTCTTACGTTGTCGGACTGAACCTCAACCATCCACGATTGCAGGGCATGTTGACCGATGCGGATGAAGCCCTAGACAACCTCGCATTCGGTCAACTCAAAGCAGTCTAGCGAATCTCATCCTCAAGCCCGTTGATCCGCAGCAGTTCAATCGTTTCAGGACGCATCTGCTTCGGCGCGGACTTGAGGTAGCGCAGTGCGGTAGGCCGCGACGCTTCGAGCGCAGCACGATTGGCCGAGCGTACAAACGATGTGATCTCCAGCCCGGTGCCCTTGGCGTCCTCGTTCCACGCTTCCACGTCCTTGGCGATCTCGTTCATACGCTCAGTGTCGTTGTCGAGCTTGGCCTTCACATACGCAGAAACATACTCCGCTTTGATTGCTTTGCCGTAATCCGCTACCTGCTTGGACAGCCGCACGATGTCGTTCTGCTCAGTGGCAATGGCCGGGTAGAAGCCCAGCATCCGCGTAAGGATTACGTGGTAGGGCGCTTCCTTCGCCACAACTTGTCCACGTGCGTTGGTAATCATGCCGTCGTTGAGGTACAGCAGACCATCTGTGATCGCCCGTACCGCAGCCACAGGGGAGTCGCGCAGGATGCTGGTGAGTGACGTGGTGTCATCGCGCAACCCGATCACTTCCGCACCATATTTCCCGAGCGATCCAACCGTACCGACCAACCCTGAGATACCACCAAACACCGGACCCGCGAAGTCCGCTACCTCACGAGCCGGGTCAGCGCCCGCTTTGAACGCACCAGTCAGCGGCACCAGATCGCCCATGCCAAAACGTGTAGACATCGTGGCACCGGTCATACGGTCAAGGATACCCCGCATCACATACGGAGTTGCGCCCGGAGCCACATCGTCGATCCACTCGGCCATCGCTTTTTCAATGCTCGGGGTCTTCAGGCCCAGCTTCTGCGAGATGGTGTCCACGATGTCGAAGATGTCTTCAGCAAACGGTAGACCCTTCAGGCCCGAGGCCACCAACAAAAAGCCCAGCATCAGCAGTTGCCCTTTGATCGGCATCGAACGCAGCAACTGCACGGTGATGATCACGAACTGCTTGTACATGAAGATGTACTGCAAGACGTTGCCTCGTGCCATCTCTGGCCGGTTGAACATGGCGTACTCGCCTTGCGCGGTGTTCACCGCCCGCCGTGCTGCTTCGGTTGCCTCAGCAATAAGTTGCTTCTCGTCGGTCACACCCTGAGCTTGCAGGCGCTCCTTCTCCAGCCGGTACGCAGCCAGTGCCGTGACGCGACGGTTAGCCTGCTCGGTGTAGGAGAACATCGACATCCACAGCTTGATTGCAGCTTGGGCTTTGTTGTTGAACACCTTGCCACGGGCGGTGCCAACAAGCGCGTTGAACTGCGCTGCTTGCAGGGTGCCAGCTTCGGTCTGCTCAAACAGGAACCGAGCTTCATCCTCGGTCAAGTTAAACCGGGTGATGTCTTCGCGGCCTTCAACCAGATCGTTCAGGAACGCATCGTCTGCGAGCTTCGGATTAACGACATCCCGCGCCGCTTTCCACAGGGCGGTATGGGCTTTAGCGAAACCGTACCCACCTCCAAACCCCCGCGAGGAGTTGTAGTGGGCGAGATAGGGAAGACTATGCGTCGCCAGCGAAGCAAGGTTGATAACTGCGGTGGCAACGGAGCCGCCCAACTGCATCAACACAGTCAACATCTTGAGCCGCGAACCCGCTTCACCCGACAGCATGTCCTCGGTGGAGTCTTCGATGTTGCCCGCTTCGCTGTACCAGCGCAGGACACTCTTGGCTTCTTCGCGGTAGTCTTCGCCACGCCCGAGAGTGGGTACCTGTTGCCCATCGATCTCAACGGTGTTGCCCTTACCGGTCGCCTTCATGTAGCGGTACATGTAGGCGTACTCATCGTATGCGCGTTTGGCGCGAGCACGTTCGCCATCGGAAGTCGCGTTATCGACAGCAGCTTTCAACGCACGAAGTTTCTGGTCATCACCCAACCAGTTCGAGTCGTTGAGCAGGATGTCATCGAGCCGGTGGCGATAGAGTTTCTTCGCGGCGACGTGAGCAGATGTCTCCAGATGCTCCGAGATTGAACGCACCACATCCTTGTCCCAGCCCGGAGTACCCGAACGCTGGAGGTTACGGCGTGCGCGAGCATTCTGGTTCGTCAGTGTCGTGACAACACGTTCCCGTGCCTGCGGCGTGAGGTTGATATTCAGCCGGTTCAGGACGTATACGAACTCGTTGAAGTTCACAGCCTCGGTCAGATCGGGCGACTGGCGCACCTTCGATACTTCAGCCTTGAAGCGCACCTTGATCTCTGCACCCGCATCATCCAGCAACGTCCACTCGTTACCACCACCGAATTCGTTATCGAGTTCTTCGGCAGCTTTCAGAGCTTCGCTACGACTATTGAACTGGAAGTACGGCAGGATTGCTCGCACGTTTTCGTCCAGCGCGATGGGGTTGCCTCGGGCATCGACTGCCACAAGCCGCACCTGCTCGGAACCACGGCGCGTGAACGGTACGTAGGAACCAAGGATCGTGCGCTTGGCGTAGTAGTCTGCGTTCTTCGATTGCAGATCAAACAGGAACAAGTCGCGGATTGCTTTCTGTACCGCAAACGACTGCTGGTCGCTCTTGACCTTGGCCCGTAGACTCGGAAGCGCAGCACGTAGATCGTCGTACTCAGCCTTCTGGAACTCCGCGAGATCGCGTTGAATCTCAGGCTTGGCGGCTGGGTCTTTCATCCACACTGCGTACACATCGTCGTTGAACAGCGCACGGCCAAACGCTACGAGGAACTCCTCCGATGTCTCATCTGCTTTGCGCTTGATCTCCACACCAGCGTTTGCCACGTCACTGCCTGCGTAGCGCATGTTCTTGTACATATCTGCCGCACGCCGGATCGCCGCAAGATCATCTTGCGTAAACACGTTGGCACCACGACGCTTGGTGTTGAGGTCAGAGATGACACGCTTGCCTTCGATCTGAGCCGTCTCGAAGTTAGCCAGCATGAGGTCGATGGCAGCCTCGTTGACCGTCTCGCGCATCTCCTTGTAGACCTGCCAGATCGGACTGTTCTCATCGACATCGAACTGGAACCGGACTTTGGAGATGACCTTATCCTCGCCGTCCCGGTACTCAATGTCGAAGCCTTTGCGGAACTCCTCGGCAGTAACAAAGCCAGCCTTCTCGATCTCATCCCGCACCCGTGGGTCCACCGTGACGTTGCCTGCGGCGTCGATCATCACGAGGTCAGGGTACTTCTTCAGAAGTTCATCGGTCACTTGCTGCGAGCGCAGGAGGGCGGCATGCGCCAACAACTCGCCAGCCTTCTCCTTGTCCTGCTCGGACACACCCGCACCGAAGAAACCCACATCCGGCGAATGCGAGAACGATGTCATCCGCTGGTACTTGGACAACAGCGAGCGGGCCAGTTGCTGCTGCTTCTCGAAGATACGGTAAATCTGGCTCAGTCCGTCGCTGCGTCGCGCCTTGTTGTCCAGCGTTTGCAGTTGCTCCAGCAGGTTCGCCACCAACCCCGGCACATCGCGTCGCGCACCGAACATGCGGTCGGTAAAGGCTTGCGCTGCACCCATCAGTCCACCCGTGGCGCTGTAGGGTCTGCTCAGTCCGCTCAGTCCAAACGCTTTGGAAGCCAGATCACCAGCGGCATAGCGAGCATAGCGCCCGTCGTCGCGGTCCTGATCCATCTGCTCCATGTCACCCACGACAGCACGAGCACTGACAAACTGCCCGGTACCACCACGGCGCACGTACTTCCGCGCTTGGTTCACGAAGTAGCGAGCTTCATCGTCTTGGAACTGGAATCCCAACTTGTTGAGGAAGTTCTTCAGTACGTTCCAGATGCGAGCGATGATGGACGTGTCGAGGTCGGCTGCGTTATCGGCAAGAAATTCTTCAATGGCTTCTGTCTTGGACATCCCCTCGTTGGCTGCGAGCATGGCATCCACACCAGCTTGGACCGTGGGGTCGATGTCGTAGATGCGGTTGAGCGTCTCGTTGAGCTTGGCCTTGGGGACAACACCCCGGAAACCAAAGTGACCCAGCGTCTCGTGCGCAAGGACAAACTTCAGTTGCTGCTCAGTGCGGATGAAGTCGGAGAAGATGATGACGTGCGCACCGGGGAACTTGTCTTTAGTCTGTCCCGCCTGATCTACAAACTGCTGCCGCATCTGCTGCATAGCCTGATGCAAATCGGCTAGTGCGGACACACCATCTTTTGCTAACAGTTCACTAAGTGCGTAGTCGTACCCATCACCTTGATAGGCTTCGTTGTATTCGACGTTATAGAGGAAGTCGCGCAACCTCTTGGTTCGTGCAACATCCATCAGGCTTTCACCGTTTGTGCCAGCTTGCGCTAGCGCAAAATCGCGCAAGGATTCAGTACGAGCAAACTTTGCCGCTGTTCTAAACCAAGCGTTGTAGACCTCAATGGACGCATTCCACGCATCAGTCAGCAGACTGAGTTCCATCTCCTTGGATGGCTTGGGTAGATTCAATGAACCAAGGGCAGCACCCACACCGCGCAAAAACTGGCGACGAGTAAGCAAGGTGCCTTCGGCTTCGGGTTGCCCAAACGAGTAGCCAGCCGCCTTAGTCGTATCAAAATCACCTTGCTGCCGCGCGGCAGCAGCCCGTGCGTAGAGTTCCGGGTTGCGTTGTTTGAGGTCTGCGACGTTGGCGTATATGTGAACTGTGGGTTTGGCGCGGAGCTTGTTCAGGAAACTCTGGACCAGTAACCGGATGCGACCGATAGGCACCGTGGACGGAATCTCGGCTCCGTCATCACGATAGAACATACCGTCGTCATTATCCCAAGAATCTTCCTCACGGAACCCCTCCTTCTCCAGACGCGCACGTTCAGCCTCGGCAGCACGGGCCTCAGCTTCGGCCTCAGCGAGCGCCTTCGCAGCTTCCTTCTGCTCCTGCTCAAGTTTGCGTTGCTCGGCAGTGGACAGCACCTTGGTAGAGATGAGGAATCGACCACCCGACTTGAGCATCTTCGGCTCGCCCTTGGCGGTGAAGTACTCACTCAGCGGGTAGCCACGAACGATGTACTTGCGACCAGCCGCATCGGTCTTGGCATAGAGTTCCTTGGCAAGTTCCACGATGTTGGGATACGTCGTACCACGGAACTTCACTTCCTGATTGAGCGCCGACACAGTGCGGATTTGCGAGATCAAGTCGCTGATCAACTCACCCAGCTTGGCCTGTGGCGTCTCAGTCATCTGCTGGGCAGTAGTCTCCACCGGCTTGGTCGTGGCGATCACACCACTGACAGGCGACTGCCGCGATTTGTAGACCGCAGGCATGTTGATGATCTTGGCCGTGAGACTCGGGACAAGGTTACGGCTCACCGCGTAGGTGAACCACGGGCGCTCTTTGTCTTTGACAACGGCAGTAAGTTGCAGGTTCGTGTTGGCTTGATCCAAGAACACTTCGTCGATGCTCGACTGCTGCCCGTCTTTGAACTGCGTGTTCGCAAGGAAGGCACGTGCCTGTTCGCCCAGTGCGCGGTTGTTGGGATCGGTGTCGAAGAAGGCGTACTCGACCACCGTGGCGATAGCCGCCTTGAAGCTGCGCGTATCCGTGGCCCCTTCCGCGTTGCGGATGGCATCGGCCAACAACTCGGCGTCTGTCTCAGGAAGGGCGGCGGGGACGGCGGCTGGTGCCGCCTCGGCTTTTTTTGGTGGAGCGATCTCCTCGGCAGCAGCGATGCTGGGCTTGCGGTCGTCGATGACCGCCTTGCGCCACTGCTCTTTCTGGGCATCGGAGAGTTCCGACCACTTGGGTTGGGTGTCGGGGTCTGCGTACTGCGCCCACTGGCGTCCTGCCTGAGTAGTCTCAGCTTTCTTCAGTAGCCC